CTTACATTTAAGTAAGTGCTTTATTATATAATATTAATACATAGATGCTTCGACTATTTTAATAGTAGCATTTTTCATTGCATCTATTTGGTCAGAAGATACAAGTGTGAATATTTTAAATTCTTGGCTTTGTCCAGCACCTAAATCATTAGCATAAACGTAATCTTCATTTATTCTTGAACCATTACTGTCAACAGCTTCAATCTGAAAACTAAACGATCTCTTTTCGCTAGTCTTATTAGTTACCTTAACTGTAAGCTTTGTATCATTGAATCCATATTCACCTTCAATTACTTCAAAGTTTCCTAATTGTACATCAGCATCATTAGTTAAAACTTCTTCGGTACTTTCTCCTGTTGCCTTATCTAAATTACTGCTAACCTCATTTAAGCCCTCACCCAATGCTTTTTGTGAGCTTAAAGTAATCGCCATTGCAATAACACATAAAATAATTCCTGCAATTGCTTGTCCTTTACTTGCTTTTTTTACTAAAGATATTATTGCAAATATTACTCCAATTAATCCTAAAACAAAAGATACATTGTTTACAATCGGAATAAATGATGTACAAGCCCCTATTATTCCTAATACTAGACTGGCAGTTCCAAAGCCACTTTTCTTTTTTTCTTCCATTTAATGTTCCTCCTTTTATTTTATTATAAAAGGAGTATATCACATTGTATCTGTCAAATGCTGTCGAATTTTGTAGAACAGCATAAATTTATATATTTTTTTCTGTTTTCATTATTTCTCTCATTCTCCTTGCAATATCTTCTGGAGATTGTGTCTGTTGTTCTTCTTTGAATAATTCTTTATAACTATCTCTAATTGGCACTATTTTAGGATTTCTGCTCATACTATCTGCCCTAATAAGTTTATTAGTTACTGCTTCTTGTAAGTTTATTTCGCGTTTTAAGTCATCTATTGCTTTTACAAGATGTGTCTGACAATAGATGTTTATTTCCATATATCTACTATTCCAGAACTCTTGAGGTTTTAAATCAAAATAGTAAGCAAGTGGCTCAATAGCATATATTAATTCCACTAAATTATTAGCCTTTCTTATATCCTCTATAATATCGTTTAAGCCTTGTATCCTTGAAATTGTTGTTCTTGTAATTGTTGCTCTGCTATCTTGCTCATTGCACTTTCTGCTGATTTTTGAACTAATTCGTTCATATTCATTGTTGATAAAGGATTTGATGTCATTTCTTTTAACTCTTTCTTTGACATCTTCTTTTTGAAAAAACCCTCTTCATTCAATGCCTCTGCAATCTTCTCATAAATATCATTTGCTGTTATTCCTTCTACCCTACAATCATCTATAAAATCATATACTTCATCAGAAGATGTAAATGCGCTTTTTCCATCTTCTGTTTCAGCTAATTTAAATATAATTTTTGATAATGCCTCTCTATCGCATATTGAATATGCTTTTGTAAAAGCTTCTTCAAAATTTTTATTTTTTAATATGTTAGATATATCTACTATCTTCCTTGTTTTTAGTACTAAATTAATCGTTTTATTTTTTGTTTCTAATATCATTTTATTTCTCTCCTTTGCAAAAGAGAGGGTTATATTTCAAACCCCCAATATTTTATTTTTATTATCCGTTTTCACTTACTGTAGGAAATCCTTTACTTTCCTTTATTTCTGAACTTCTATATATTGTTAGTTTTGTTTTTAACATATCATCAATAGCAATTTCACTAAATCCTACATAGCAAGTTCCTGTGAAATACCATGTAAGGGGTTTTCCTTCTTCAACTGCTGTGTCTTCTGGTAACTGAATTGCCCAATATCCATTTGTTTTAGCTATTTGGACAGCTTTTAGTTCATCGTATTGATCTTCTTTATATAATATTTCTATTTCTAAATTTTCTGCTTTTTGTCTTCCCTCTGCTTGTCTTTCATCTGGAATATCTAAAGCACTATAAGTTATACCTTCTGGTGCTTTTAAAAATTCAGGTATACTTTGTACAAAAGCGACCTGTTTTCTTTTACTTGCATCAATTAAATCTGCTAGTGTATTAGCATGAAATAATTTTGTCATTGTACTTGTTTTTGGTTCCATTTAAAATTCCTCCTTATCTTATAAATTGAAAAGAGTTCGTTATACTATTGTAACGAACTTCATATGTGATTGTGATACCATATTTTTGTAATATGCTATCGTATATTGCAGGGCTTGTATTAGTCCTTGTAAAATTAAATTCTTGAAGTTTTGTATCAGCCTCGTTTGTCATCTCCATACAATTTCTTTGTTTTTCATTCCAGCAAGTAATTGACATTTGAAATGTAGATAGAACTGGAAATGCATTTTCTGTTTTATTTACAGATTTTAACGGTGTATGCAACTCTAATACTGGAAATTTACTTTCTGTATTTGGATTACTTAGTATGGGTTTATTTTTATATAACTTCTCTAGTTTCTCATAGACTAGGTCACTAAACTCTTCTATACTTAAATCTTTCATTTGCATACCTCCTTTAGCATTGTATTTAATTTTTCCTTTACTATATCTGCATTTTCATTTCTACTTTCAAACTCTGCATCTGTCATAAAGTGATTTGCCTTAGCTCCTATTGCTACATAAAATTGTTTTCCACTTATTGTTACTATTGGATAATTTAAACCTCTTCCTACTTTTTCAACAGGAATGTACCATTCTGTATATCCACTTTCTATAAAGTGTTTGGTTTTCCCAATATGCTCTTGTTCAGCATATTGACCTGTTCCAAAATATTCGAACCACAAATAAGATTGTCCATTTTCAGTCATAAATTTAGAAGCGTCAGCATATACCCTTCCTTTTACTTCTTTAGATGACATATCAATCATTTCAACCAATATTCCTTCTTCATTATGACCTTTTTCAAGTCTTATTGCATATCCTCTTATATTTTTTAATATATCTTCAGTAAATTCATTAGCTACTTGAGGTAATTTTTGAACTATAGCATTTATATTTTTGAAATTATGTTTTACATTTATTTTATAATCAAATTTCATTGCATTTTCTCCATTACATATAAAAATGTACTTCCTATTTGGTTTCTATCTGTTACTCTATAATCTGGTTTAAAGTCCTTTTCTGCAGAAATATCCTTTAGAGAAACTCCATTACCTTTTTGAATATCATAATCTCTAGTTGTTCTACCTTTATATATACTGTAATCTACTTCTCCTGTTGATTTTCTATCTAATTCATTTACATCTTGTTGTAAATTAAGCCATGCTATGCCTTTATATTTCCATATTTTATCTGTTTCGCCATGGTCTGATATTTCTTCATACTCTGAAATATATACTTTTGTTAAATCTCGTAATAACATTACTTAATCCTCCTTAGCCCAGATTTTATAATGTCATTTCTTAACTTATCTATAATATCTTCAAATGATGCTGAGATAGAACCTTCATTTCGACTTGTTAAGCCTTCTGCACCTCTTGAAAGATAGATTGCTTTTGTTGCTTTCTTAATATATGGGAATAACTTCTCATCATTTTTTTGTCTATTAGAAATATCAGAGGCAATAGAACTAACTTCTTCTAATATATCCATTAAAACCTCTTCATCTTCTTTATAGTTAGCTCCTAAATCGGCTACTATTTTGTCTATACTATTATCCATCTTCTATTGCCTCCTTAATTATTCTTTTTCCGTTTTTGGTTCAGTTTCTTTTGCCTTTTCTTTCTTAACTTTTGGTTCAGTTTCTTTTACCTCTTTATTTATTCTTAGTCCTATAAATGTTGCCATCTTATTCACCTCCTAGCCTTCATATGAGCAATATACACCAGCTAGTTTGTTTTCGTATACATGTCCATATAAGTTATTGTTTCTATATTTGAACACATTGCTGTCTCCGTTTTGGTCTTCATCTGGTGTAAAGTATTTGATGAATTGATCCATTGCAGTAACAACAGCAGATTTCTCAACACATAAGAAGTTAATATCTCTTCCTCCTTCTACCAACTCATAATAATCTGATGTTGATGGATTTCCTGTTGGAGAGCCAATTTTTGAATAAGTGCCAGAACTTTCTGTATAATATGCCTTTCCTGATACTACATCTGTATCTTTTGACTTAACATATGTGTCTTTTGCTTTTTGATATCCGTAATTTTCTTTTCCATCATTTAATGTTACTGCTGTATACATTCTTGTTTGAGAAACTTCAATTATTGTTGCAAATCTTTCTAAAACTTTCTTTGATTTAGTTGTATCTAAGTCATCTATCATTCCCTTCAGTGTTGGTGTTATGAATAAAATTCTATTTTCAGTTGAAACTTCATCCTCATCCATTTTATTTGTACATGCTCTTAACGCACTTACAGCTCCTGCACCGTCAGAAATTGTTTCTTTCTTTCTTGATATTCCATCTACTCCTGCAATTTTTGCAATTCTTGCTGCATCAGTTTCTGGAACAACTTCTGTTCTTACAAATTCTCCAGCTAATCTTGCAAAAGGTAATCCTAAAGCTTCTTGATTGTCTAATCTGTCAATTCTTAAATCTTGACTTCTTTCTTTGTCATATTTTACTGTTTCCCATTTGAAACTTGTTGATCCTTTTGTGTATCCATCATTTCTTGAGAAATCTCCTAAACCGTCCATATCTAGTATAGCTACTTTTATTTCCCCGTTTAGTCCTTTTTGTACTGTTGTTTCATCTCCATCTAAGATAGATGTCTTTGCTTCATTCTTATATACCTCGTCTAATTTAGGTAAATAAATTGTTGATAATTCAATATTATTCATTTTTTATTCTTCCTTTCTTATTTTAATCCCATTGCCTTTCTTATAGCTTCATCAGCACTTGACTTATTACCAGATGGGTCTGGATTATATGGTGGTTTTTCTTTTGACCACTCATTTACTGCTTTCTCAACAATTCTGTCTTGAATTGCTTTTATAAGCTTTGTTTTTTCTTGTAATTGCTCTGCTGTCATGTTTTCATAATCAAAAAGATTTAAAAATTCTGGGTCAAATGCTGTATCTTGTGTTGTTGCTATTTTTAGAGCTTCATCTTTTAAGTCTCTAGCATTTAACTTTCTTTGAATTTCTTGGTTTGCTTCTTCTTGTTTCTTCAATTGATATTGAAGTTTTTGGGTTTCGTTCATTTGAGCTAACTTTTCAGCTTCGCTTTTTTCACTGTTCATTATTTCTTCCCAGTTTGTTTTAGCTGTATTGATAGCCTGCTGAACTCTCCTATCAAACTCTGCTTGATTTTTTCTATCTTTTAAGAAATCATCAAACGTTACAGAATTGCTATTTGCTCCTGTATTGTTTTGGTTATTTGCTCCCGCTGGTTCATTGTTTGCCCCAGTATTAGCATTATTTGGATTATTGTCTTGTCCTTCCATTTTTTACTCCTTTTGCCCCAGCCATTGCCCATAAAGCCCCAGCCATTGCACTTGTATTCTGTTGTTCTTTAATGCCTGCAATCAGTAAAAAGGCATAAAAAATAGACGTACGTCTACGTCTAAAAATTTATAATTATAAAATGTTAATAACTTATTTATTAATTGAATGCTCCAGTGTATCTTTTAATACCTTATCTGGTGTATCAATTTTATTTGTTGTTTTTATTATTTCATTCTCTATAATATTACAAAATAGCCCTATAAATGGCCTAAATATTGTTATTATAGTAAATATAATCCAATACCAAGTTGGCATTTGTAATTTAATGCTTAATATTAAAACTAATAACCACATTATTTCTTTCCTCCTTTACAACTACCTTTTTTCTTTCCATTTTTCTTGCAAGCCATTATAATCACTTCCTTTCAATAAAAATAGCACCTACTTTTTAGTAAGTGCTATGTATTCCATATTTTTCTTCCTATTCTTTCTTCTATTAGTTTTTGATATTTTGATGTCAATTTTGTATATTCTCCACTATCTCCATTATCCAGTATGGCTCCGTTTTTAGACTGATTGCTAGTATCTTTTATGTTTTTTGCTTCTTTTTTCCAAGCTTCTAGTAAATCTTTAGCTTTATTTTTTTCTTCTTCGTTCATACTTGATATACCCTTTCTCTTTTAATTTTTCCATTACGCAATGTTGGATTTCGTCTCCTGTTTCAAAAGCTAATTGAGATCCTTCTATATATATTTCGTTATATGTTATATCTATTTCTTTTAGTAGGCTTAAATTGTAATCATATTTTGAATCAACTGCTCTTAATTCTTTTATATTACTATTATTTTTTAATAGTTCAAAATCGTCTTTCCCGAAAGAAGCTACTTCTGGATGATTATGTGTAAGAATAACTTCATTTAAGTCTCTATCTGTTATACTTAAATTATATTCAGTGCCTTGATAAGAGTACACGTTACCATGTTTATCAATTAAAACTCCATATTCTATTGTCATATTTCTTATATCGTTTTCATACCCTTTTAATTTTTCTGATATTTGATTGCTTTTAATCTTTTCTATGAATGTTCCTTTTCCGCTTCCACCTATGTTATTTTTATTACTATTTCCTAACTTATTGTACCATTTATTCTCTTTTCTTTCAACTGGTGGAATATATCTTATTGTACTTCTACAAAAATGCCAATGATGAATTATAGGTGGAAGATTGATGCCGAAGTACTAGTCCCTTTACTTTCACTCTTACAAGTTTTAATTCTTTTTTAGTCTCTCCCCAGTATCTATCAAATTCATTTTCTTTATTTATATAGAATCTCATTCCATTCATTGATTGACACATATCTGTTGAGTTTTCATCAGTCACAGCCCAAAATTCTACTTGTGAATTATCTTCTGCGTTAGCTTTTATTCCTTCTACTTTTGCCAAATTATTTAACCCTATCATTTGCAAATCAACTGCACCAGATATTTTGTCATTATTTATATTAAGTTTTTGGCTATTTTGTCTATTTCTTATTGCTTGAAACTCACTAGAATTAATTTCTAGGTCTTTTTGTCGTTGTATATTATAAATTGCTTGTTTATATATTTGTTGTGTATTATATTGTATTGTAGCTTCTATATATTGTTTCCA